GGAGTAGGTGTATTTGATATTGTTGGTGTTGGTGTAGCAGAAGCACCTGCAGTTACAGAGGGTGTTACTGTTGCTGTCATTGTAGGAGTAGCAGTTACAGGAAAACCTTTAAATTGAAATGAAGAAGATATTACTAAGGATGCAGATAAAGACCCAGATAAAGTTCCATCACCAAAGTCATCAGTTACAGAAGCTGATATAAAATCATTGAACGATGATGCAGAGAAAGCTGCTATTATTCCTTCAAGAGATCTTGATACATTATACTGTACAGAATGAGTATCAGCTAAACTAGCTGTAAACATATTAAAATTACTTCCTGTAGGTACTGTAAAACTCATATTTTTTTATTCACTACACATTGCAGCAGTACAATCTGATGGTTTAGTTAATGTGCTTATTAATCCTGTTATACTTCCATTACCTACTGTTGAAATCTGACCGCAATAAGTTGCTCCAGAACAACCAGCAATATTTAACCTAAACTGTACGTAATCTCCTGCATTAAATGAATTTAATGGTATCATTTCTAAATCTGTACTATCACAATACTGTGTCTTAGATAAATAGTGGATAGTTCCTCCTGGGCTACCGCTAAAGCATAAATTTACCTGCCATCTTTCTTGTCCTCCTGATACGGTAGGAGTAGGAGTAGGGGTAGCTGTATCTGATATTGTCGGTGTGACTGTTGGAGATTGAGTAGGAGTATTTGTAGGAGTATTTGTAGGAGTATCAGATATAGTTGGTGTATTAGTAGGAGTTTGAGTAGGAGTAGCTTGAGCAGTTCTTGTAGGAGTAGGTGTAGCTGTGTTTGTAGGTGTAACCGGTGGAGTTACAGTAGGTGTAGCTGTTGGTGTAATTGTTGGAGTATGTGTAGGAGTATTAGTCGGTGTTCCGGTAGGAGTAGATGTAGGGGTTTTTGTAGGAGTAGGTGTTAGTGTTTGAGTAGGAGTTAGTGGATAGTTTTTCCACTGTAATGATGCTGATACATAACTAATAACTGGATCTTGAACATTACCAGCATAACTAGGATCGTAGTGAGGGTATAAAGAAGCGGATATAAATTCGTTAAATGAACTACCTGTAACTGAGTTCATAATGGTAGCTAACGATTTCGATAGATTAAACTCTATAGAATGAGTGTCCGCAGCACTAGCTGAGAACATGTTGAAAGCTCCATCAGTACGAACGGCCATATCATGTTATTCTTTTCCTTCTAGTTCCTTAACTCTTTCTTCTAATTCTAGGATAGCTTTATGAAGGTGAGCTAATATAGGTCTATCATTCATAGTAAGCATTCCTAAATCATTTTCATGAACTGAGTAAGGAATAGACTCTTGCACTTCTTGAGCAATGAAACCTGCATCTGCTTTACCTTCTTTATTATAGGTATAAGAAGAAAACTGTTTAATTATTTCTAATCCATTTGCTATTGGCTCTATTTCAGATTTTAATCTTTTATCTGATGTTGTTATAAAGTTGTTAGCTGTAATACTTTTAGTTGTTGTTGCTCCTACATTTGTTATATGCTGTAGGTTTAAATTCATAGATGCAGTTATAGCTCCGCTTCCTGTATCAAAAGCAGTACTACCAGAACCTCTAGAAAATAATAATAGGTTACCGCCGCTTCCTGTAATAGAAGCCGATACAAATAAAGTACCAAAGTTTTGATCTGCCTCAGTATGAGTTAGAGCACTACCTTTTACGTTTCTTAAAGTTAAACTTGCCATTTTATATATCTAATTTTATCTTTACGGTCAATTCAGTGTTAGCAGGTTTAGGTAGAGGCTGACCAAGCTTTCCTACTGCTATTAATTCTTGTGCATCATTATATAATCCTACGCTAGTAATATAAGGAACAAATGCTGATCCCGTTACATTATCTCTCATTCGATTATCTGAACCGGTAAGAGCTGTTGGATTCTGAGTATGATTAAATTCGTCATCAGAAATCTTACAGTCGTAGTTATATGTATAAATAGGTTGATTTGATTTCCAAGATATATTTACCGACTGGCTTGCTATCATATATTGAGCTACATCTTGATCAGTCAGTATAACTTGACCATGTGAGTATATTATATTACCTACTCTATTTTTAGATGAACCAGATATCATTAAGTTACCTTCTCCATCATCTATTATAGGTTCTAATCCTCCGTAGTATCCGTAAGCATTTCTTTCAAAATAACTTGCACTAATATAATCATCTTGAACCCTAATATAAAAACTCTGTGCATTAAAGCCACCCTGTGAAGGGTCAAATCTAAAAGATAAAGGTTCTATATGGGTACCAAAAGATTTTTGAGGTATGCAATATACCATTGCTAGAGAGCCTGATAAAAATCTAGATCCTGAATCTGAAAAGGACGACTCTAAATAGTGGTCGTAGTTATTATATGATCCCGAATCTTCAGCAAATGAACCTGTAATGGTACCAGAACTGCTTTGATAGCTTTTATAGTATAGCTGTTCAAGACTTCTATGAACTAAAGGTTTATAAGAACCAGAGAATAAATCACTACCAGTAGGGTAGTATATATTACCTTCTAATCTTTCAGCTGCATAATACTTAACAGGGTTTTTATCAGTATAAAAAAATGTATAGTTACTCGCACTAACAAAGTGAGATTTTTTAGCTACATAAGTTGTAACAAAGGCATCCTGTTGATTTAATTTTTTCCAAGCGCTCATTCATTAATAATCAAGTTTGACCCTTAACAATGCTTCTTTTGTAAAATCTTTTATCAAAGGAGTAGATAGTTTAGCTACTGCAAGCAGGTCGTTATTATCATTATATAGACCGACAGCTGTAACATAAGATTGAGGATTATCAATCATTACACTATGTCTTAACTCTCCCGATCCTGTTATGTTTGATGGATTATTTGAATAATTAAACTCAGCATTTCTAGCTCTAATAAATACATAATTAGAAGATACTGTTTCTTCTGAACGTAGTTTAAAGCTACTACCTGAATCAATTGCTTTGAAGAACTGGTTATTAGCTACTGTTGTAGACCAGTTAGATGCTGTACCGTTTATTGCTACAAAATCACTTGAGGAAAGTAAATCTCCGTCTAGTGCTAGTATACCTACATCAGGAAATAATTTTCCATACTCTACAGTTGAGTTAGTAACACCTCCAGGTCCAGAACCAGAATATATAGAATATACTCTTCCGGAATCAACAAACGTATCTGTTGATGATGTTAAACTGTTATCTACTAAATGTAAAGCATGTCCTGTAGAACCTGTTAATGTTAAGTATAGAGAACCAGGAAATATTTTTTCTTTATACCTTGCTCTTTCTACTGAAATAAATAAAACGTTTTCAGGAGTACGAGTTGTAGTACCAGATGTAAATGTAAAGTTAGTATCTTCATCTCCAAAGATTAAAGTTCTAAACTGACCATAAACTGTAGAGCTATACGATTTACCTGTTACTGAGGTATCATATAAAGGTGCTCCTAATCCTAATTTATTTCCATGAGCTACAGAAAACTGTATTGCTGAGTTAGCAACTTCTGATCCTGTATTATATACGTTATAATAGTACTTACCACTAGTAGCGGCAGTCTGTGTAGAGTTAAGTTCGAATACCTGTAAATTAACTACGTTATTACTCCAGCAAGGAGCCGTTACAGATTCTGCACTTACTACTACGTCTTCGTTATCAAATCTTTTATACGACATCTTCTTAGTTATTTACTTTGTTAATTGTAATAGGAATAGTAACTCTTGCTCCTGAATCTCTACCTATAATTTGAATAGTAGTTTGAAGTTTTGTTCTAGTTCCAAATAAAGTATTCACTGTAGTAGCTCTCAAGTTGATAGAGGTTCCTATTACAGTCTTAGAAACATTAGTTCCAATAGTTTGTGTTGAATTTAATGTTTCAGCTTCTTCTGTGTTAATACCAACACCTGTAAAGCTTGAAAGTACTCTTACGTCAGCTATAGTAGCAGTATATCCTCCACTTTCAAAAGTAGAAGTAGCTCCTAAATAATTTAATGTTTGAGGAGTAATTGCTAAAGAAGCTCCTTGTTTAAGTACTATACTAGCATATCCTGCTTCTAGTAATGGTAGTTTTGAAGTACCTCTAGGTAGAGTAGCTAGTTTATATTTTAATGATTTAGTTTCATCAGGAAAAGCTTCTAATAGAGGCATATTTTCTATAGCCTGCCCATAATACTGAGATCCTGATGGGTGAGAAGGATTATATAATGTATAATCTATTTCATCATCGGATAAAGCAAATTGAGTAATCTTAAAAGAACCGTCGCCTCTTGCTAGTAGTTCTCTTCCTTTTTTCGTTAATATTGCGTCAACGGTTACAACGCCATTATTTAAGTATCCCATTTTTGTTTTATTCTTTTATATAAATATATTAATTTAAACTTTTATTAGTTACAACTACCGAAAGGATATAAAATATACCCTTCTTCCCCTACAAAAAATACTTCTTCTGTATCGTAGTTATATAATTTCTTATCTGTTACTTTGAATAGTTTGTTTCCTTCAGCTTGATAAATTCGATCTCCTTTTACATGTCTTACATGGAAACCTGTGTTATCACCATAATCAACTGTACTATCAAATTGATCCTTTATTGCATTTCTTTCTACAGAAGCAGAAACGACTGAAGAGTTATGTTGTTTTAAGCTTGTTACTTTTACAAATTCTATACCTCTATTATAATAAGTCGGACCACCGCCAGCGGTATTACCGAATAATTGAAGATAATCTCCTATAGCAACTCCTGCTGATGCTGTATTAAAATTAAGATATAGCTCAGTACCTGTTGTTCTAGCAGTTTGGGTTACAATATTTCCTTTAACAAGAGTTATGTATCTATAGTTAGGGTTATTGTAATTTAAAGAACCAGAATCGACTCTAGTAAATGAATCCTGGGTAGGAACAAAGAAAAAGTCTTTATTAGGTCTTTCATTAATAGACTGACTGCATATAGTATTTTTAGCTATACTTGAATCATATATTGCTCCATCTTTTATTTCAGCTGCAATTGAAGGTGATATTCCATAATCAGCTTCATCTGTTTTTGCTCCTATATACCTTCCACTTATGACTGCTAACGAAGAATAGTTAGAATCCTGTACTGATGCTGTTATAGCGGTATCAGCTAATATTGCTTTAATATTTGATGGTCTAGGACTTGAACCAGAGTTATTACTATCTACTACAAATTGATACTGGGAAGATCTTAACTCTTGATCACTATTAAATGTTACGTTATAAACATTATTAGTAAAGTCTACTACGGTAGAAGGTACGAACGTTGTATCTTTACAGATAGTAGGAGTAGTAATTGAACCTGTATCAAATGCTGTAGGTGGGTGTATTTCAAAATAATAGTGGCTAGTTTGAGCCTGTCTGCTTGCTATAGGAAACGGTGTACTAAATATATTAAATACCTCTAAAGATTCAAATTCAGCAGCATAGTTATTTTGATTACAGTCTGTGGTGTTTGCTATTATACCTTGTACTTTACCTTGGTTACTACCCGTACCAAATAAAAGCCTAACTCCAGCTAGTCCCGGGTTAGTAATAATAAAGTTGTCTGTTGTTATACCTGCCATATTATATTATTATTCTGTACATCTTTCATCATCGTTACAAGGATCACCTCCACTCATTTGATCATCTACTGATATTAATGCTGTAGGACTAATTGTAGCTACACCTTCAATAAGCCCACAATAAGTTGCGCCTCCAGGGCAAGCTTCATTTCCTACAGAGAAATTAAAGAACTGTACGTAGTCACCAACGTGGAAGTTATGACTTAATACTGCATTAGCATCATTAATACATCCTCTAGTTTTTGGTGCATAGAATACATTATCATCAGAACATCTTGCTATTCTCCAACAATCTTCTAATCCAAGATCAGATGAAGATGGTGTCACAGGAGGTGTTTTAGATGGAGTTACTACCGGTACTGTCGGTGTAGGAGTCATAGTTACAGTAACTGTTGGAGTCGGTGTAGGAGTAGGCGGTACTAACATATCGTCAAAATCAATTACTTTATACTGAATTACGTTAGGATTTTCGTATTTGAAAATATTCTCATCATTTAACTCACCTGGTTTAACTACCGGAAAAAGTTTACTACCTGATAGCTCTCCATCATATCTAGCCTCTTCATGGTTGTGGTAAGTCTTACTCCTTAAACCATCTGGTGTCATTACGCTTTCGGTATAACTAGCAGTCAAAGGAATTACTTGCTCTAGACTAATATTACCAAAAGAACCTCCAGAACTACCGGTTAATTGTAGTATCTCTATCGAACTAGTAATTTGCATATTATCTCCATAGTTAGAGCTAACTCCTGTTTTAGGTTGATTACTAGTAGCTTGTACTTGTTTAATTTTACTTCTATTAAGTACATGAGGTTTTATTATAATACCTGTGTTAATATTAGATCTTGCAGGTATAAAGTCTTTTATACTTTTAAATAAGACGTTATCAAAAAACTTTAGTATTCTAACAAAGTCTCCATAATCATCACTTCCGGTAGGATGAGCTTCTGAACCTGAGATAATATGAGTCATAGCTTGGAATGAAGCTGAATCTAAGTGGTAATAGCTACTTGAATAAGCAGCATTTGGATCACCTATAAAATTATCTATGTTAAAGCTTCCACTTTTAGTATAAAAATCAAATATTCTATCATTGATAACATCTATAGGTGAATAACCTATATCTATCGTATGAATATCGTCACTATACTTATCATATATTCCGTCTCTTTGAACTATAGAAGAATACTGTGATAGGGTATTACCTGTAGTTATGCTGCCGGTATTGTCAAGTTTTACTTTACCTATTGATGAAGTATTAGCAAAATCTAAACCTAAATTAACACTAGCTGTATTGTTGTTACCTCCATAGCTTCTTACTAACAAGCCTCCCATGGAACCGCTTGTATTTAACGAAGGTATACCGAAAGTATTAATAAGTGCTCGTACTCCTCGTTCAGTACCCTTAGATTTAAGAAGTAACGGTAAATTGTGATAAATTCGTTTATATATTTCTTTTCTATATAAGTCTTCTGAGGTTGGGGAATTAGAAGCACTTATAAGGTAGGTACCTTGACCCCATGATCCAGTTGCTTTTAAACTTTCAGACCCTGTTTGGTAAAACTCTCCTGTGTAGTTAGCAAATAAGTTTTCTATAGATTTATTACTAGAGTATAGCTTTACACCAAAGTTTCTTAATACCTCTTCTACTAATCCTTTTGGAACACCTCTATCAGGTCTATTATCGTTATCATACTTATCTGATAATGCTTTAGTATATACCCATAAGTTATCAAAATGCTGACCAATCATATCTGTAAATAAAAGGTACTTAGCATTATTACTGTCTTCTTTTAAAAATTCAGGTATGGTATTTACTAGTCTTGAGTTATTAGTATCGTCATATAAACTAGCGCTTTCTAATAGGTTAGAAATAGAAGCAGTCGCAGAGCCTGTAGCTACTATATACGGTTCGTTATAGGGTGCTTGTTTAGGCCACGAGTACGATCCTGTTCCATAATATAAATGTCTGTCGTAGTGATCGAAGTTTTTTAGTATATTGTCTATTCTTGTTTTATAATAGTCTAAGCTACCTGTAACTCCGGCTGCATTGTTATTAGCGTTTAAAGAAGCTGAATAAGAAGTTTGGTAAGAGGTAACTAGGTTTAATTTATATTGAAAGTTTTCAATTCTTTCTTTAGCAGAGCTAAACTGTATGTAGTTTGTAAAGTCAGTATAATCAACGCTTAGTTCAATACTTTTTTCAGCAAATAAAGAATTTAACTGTCTGTAGGTTTGATTAGTAGGAAAAGAGAATAATTCGTTATAATTAAAGTAAGGCGTAGGAACTGTTGTTCCTTTGATATCTTCTACGTTATAGTTTGGTCCTTTTAAGTAAGGTATTTTAATTTCATCAGGTATAGTTTCTCCTAATATTTCATACCCTAGTGAATCGGATACTATCCTGTCTATAGTTAAAGCTTGCTTTATTTCATACTGTTCAGGAAGGGGTTCATATAACTTTACTACTACTGAGCTAAAATCTCTGTAGGGCTGTATATCTATGTTAATTCCTATAAGTAGATCATTATTACCGGGGTTTACTCTAAAGTCGTTTAAATATGAAGTCGATGCAAGTTCTTCTTTAATTTTGTTTGTAGTCTCAACTACATTTGAATCAGGTATTTGATTAGTTAGTAATCTTAATTCAGTTCTATCTTCTGATATCTCTTCTATAAAGAATTGAACAGCTACTTTATTTTCTGTATAAAGGTCGTCTATAAAGTTATAAACTACTTTAACGTCGCCGGAAGAAAAACCATATTTTTGTATATCCTCTACAGGATCAATACACATTTCAAGAATCTTACCATCAGGGTTTTGTTGACTTGATCCTAAGTAACTTTGACGATTATAACCAAAATCTGAAGTTAAAAGTACTCCGTCAAGGCTATATACGTGAAATTCAATTTTATTTTCAAAAGCCTCAAATTCAGAGTTAATAGTAAACGAATCTACTATCTCTGTATCTTTAGCAGAATACGTTTCTAGTCCTTCTGGGTCAATAAGATTAACTGTGTAATTAGTCTGTGGCATCGTTAGTCAAATTCTCTGTTTGTAACTCTATTATATCATTATTTAAATCTAATACTCTCTGTCTTAAAGTAGTTATTTCATCTAATAATGGCTGTATTTCTGTTGTGTCTTGCTCTAGGTTTACTAGTTTACCGCTTTCAATAACTAAAAATTCATGTGAATTTACTTCACCTTCTACCGGTATATCGTAGTATAATTTTTCATATAAATTAAAAAACTCAGGTATGGTTATACCATCCGTTTCATCAGGTACTGTAACAAAAGTCTTAAATGAAGTATCAACTGCTTTATCAAATTGATCTTTATTTAATACTGTCTTTTGTATTCTTATATCATATTTTTTAGCCATTTCTAACTACCTTAAATATATTATCATCATCAAAAACTGATGTGGTACCGTCTAGTGTACTCTTTATTAATATTTTATAATACCTTTCAGGTTGAAGACCACTCATATATACATCGAAGTAAGGTCCTGTTGAATCACAGCTAACCTTTGTAAATGCTGTATCGAAAGGTATTTCCATTTCTTCAGTATATGCATCTTGTAAACCAAAGTAAGACCCCGAAGGTAAAGCATAATTTGTTTTATATATAGACCCTGTTGTAAATATTCTAGGAGGTGCAATCGGTCTAGCAGATAGTCTAAATCTCGTTTTTCCAATGTCTGCATATTCACCTCTATTATTAGAGACTTGACATATAGCTTCAGATGAAGAAAGTAATGTCAGGCTACCTGTGTTATAAGAGCTATCGTCCCACTTAAATGTTAAAGATGGAGGATATATAGTATTAGTGTTGCCGCTATAATATTTGTTTAATAACGAAGCAGATAAATTAAACTCTAAACTATCTTGAAGTTTAATTATATATCCGTAGTTATTTAAAGTACCTGAGTAATGTAGTTTAGCTGCTGTAGTAATGTCTACGCTTAGGTCTAATTCATCATTCAACCCAAAACTTTGAGTAGCTTCTAAAGAGGTACCACTAGAAGCAGAGAACCAACTACCTCCTCCAGGGTAAGTAGCGTTATACGATCCGGTTACATCAGTTGGAAAGCTAGACAAAGTCCATGCATCAGTTTCTTCTGCTTTTCTATATCTCCAAGAACAACCAGATTTATCAGCACTTTGAGAGGTTAAAGAAGAACCTAGTTCATCTCCAAATTTACCTACTCCTCCTTCCCATTGTTGAGCTATAGGATAGACATATATAGACTGTGTGGCAGGATTTTCATATCCAGATGCTAGTGATAGGTCTAAACTAGCACTCCAAGATCCGGTTGCTATAGTTCTATTAACAGTGTTAACTATTTCAGACGTTTTAAACTGAATCAATGCTCTTGAGGATTGACCAATGTCTTGTATATTATAACCACCTATTTCTAATATCTCGTCGTACCCAGCATTACCTGTTACTACTTGAGTATAGATAAAAGTATCTTGTTCGGGAAATATTTTATATACTGCCATTTTATCTTGTTATTACTCTTCCTTTTATATCTGCATTAGGAAACTTTACTTCAAATATACATGGATCATACGAAGGGTATACTATACTATTTCTAGTTGCACCTTCGATATCATATCCATATTGTGAATAGTTACCGCCATTTAGATTTACAATTTCTATATTCTGTACTGTTTGTACTCCTTTTATTTTATCTAATATAAGATATAATTCTGATATATTAATAGTTTGGTTAATATTTCTTTTATCAATATTAAAATAATCTTGTAATGCTAAGTTACAATTTAATAAAACATCTCGACCTGCAAAATTAGGTCTTACTATAATATCGTAATTTATTCCTATATTAACAACAAAAGCATCCTTAAAGTTTAAACTATCAGATATCATCATGTATTCAGCTAGATAGGTTTTAAGATTAGATTTTAAGGTTGATGTTGCTGTTGTTAATTTTTTATCGTTGTCATATGCTAATACGTAAAGTGAAAGAGCTAGTGGATTATTATCTACTATTGCATCTGTTGTATTGGTATTAGTAAGCTCATCTTGAGTAGCATATACTTTAGCCATACTACCAAACTTAGAAGGAAGTGATAAAGCTCTAACAGTGTAATCCTGTAGTGTAACGGCTCTACTTTGTTCGTTAAATGATCTAAGTGAGTTTTCTCTTAATTCTTCTACTGAGTCTCCATCTCTACCTCCTGCAGCTGGTCTTTCGTTTGTAAAGGATAGAGAAGCTAGTGTTCCTCGAGTAGGTACTATAGAGTTCTTATTAGTAATAGTTCCTGCAGGTACGTTAGAGCTTGCTCCTCCTCCTACTAGGTATTTAACAGTAACTCCTTCATTTAAGGCTACACCGTAGGCTTTACTATAAGTGAAGTTAGAAGGATCATAAGCATAGTCTATTCTATTTATACCCTGGTTAGTACCACTACCTACATTAGTAGGATCAGGTAAAATAACTGAGTCATCGCTATCTGATGTTCCGGCTCCAAATTGAAGATCTAAATTACCGTTAGATCTGAATCTAGCTACAAATCTTTTAGGTACTTTTTTAAGAGATAAAACATAAGGAACGTTATTAGAATCAGAGCTGCTATTTGATACATCGTCAAAGATTGTATCTTGTCCTAGGAAAGGAACTTCAAAATAACTATCACCGGTACTACTACCTGTTACTTCTAATACCTGAACAATATTATCATCAGATATAGTTAATGTTTTAAATTTTTCTGCATTACTTACAGAAAACGTTTTACTTTTTACTTTACCAGAAAATGCTTTTACTGTTTTAGTTAGTTTAAAGGTTGCAGGATTATTGCTTCCATCTAAAGTAGCTATTTCAACTATAGTAGGGTTATAAGAGCTACTAAATTGAAAATCTACTGGATCTGGTATAATAAAATTAGTAGCTGATGCGTCTGATGCTTTAATTACTGAATTAGCTGGTAATGCTGCTGCTGCAGTCCAAGTAGGTAAGTATGATCCATTAGCATTTACTGTTTGGGTTATAGTTATATCTACTTCAGATACTCCAGTTACCTTTGGAGTATATCCCATCATATATGCTAAATTAAAAAGGTTTTTAGGATCTTTTGCATAAGTTAAAAAGGTCTCTTGTAATTGTGTATCTTGGTAGAATGATAGTACATCTCCAACGTACGATGCCATTTCAATAAACATCATACCAGGAGAGGTAGCATCAAAGTCGTTATAAGTATCAGGAAAGTAGCTTTTAGCATACTCTACAAGTTGTGACCTAAAGTCATCAAAATTCTTATTAATATATTTTACTATTCTTTCTTGTGCCATTACTTGTTAAAATTTATTACTACTTCATCAGATATATTAGAATCAGCTATTGCGTATCTCATACTAAAGACTATAGTATTTGTATCAGTTTCTGGTATTAACTCTAAGTTTGTAACCTGTACTCTAGGAAAGAACTTTTCTAAATCGTCTAAGATATTTATTCTAATTTCATCTAGTGTTGATTCATCTATATTACTAAATAGTAAGTTTCTTAATCCTGCTCCGAAAGAAGGGTTAAAATAACGTTCACCTTTTGCAGTTAAAAAATAATTAATTAAATTAGACTTAATTGCATCTTTAGTTTCAAAAGTAGTATTGAATACTGCATTACCTGAAAATGGTAAAGATACTCCAACTCCTTTGCTAGGAGTTAAATCTAACGGATTAATTTTTTTTATCTCGAACGCCATAATTATATACTTCCCCCTCTTTGTTTATCTTTTTTTACAGAAGCATCAAATACTGCTTTTGCATTTTTTACAAAATCTAACTTGCTTATATCTATACCGGCTTTAGGTCCTGAGTTTTCAGTCATTCCCATATTAGCTGCCATACCACTTGCAAAATTAGGTTTTCTAACCATAGAAGAGTCTGAAGATACTACATTGTTGTAATCTTCACCTGTCATTGATTGTTTAGTTTGCTGGAGCATTTCTTCTAAAGGAATAGTTCCAGGGTTAAGAGGGCCAGTAGACCAGGTTCTCTTTATATCTTTTTGAGTTATTGGTCTGTAGGAATTACCTACACCAGTCTTATTCGGAGTACTAGCAAATTTTACTGCTTCGTTGAGCATATCCTGTAACTCTTCTTTAACTGCTTTCTTTACTTCTTCTCTTATAAGTTTTCTAAGTTCATTAGTCTTCATATTAATAAATAGTTAAGTTATGGAAGTTGGTTGTCAATTCTTAATTTTAATTCGTCAATCAGTACTTGAGGGTCGCTAGCAAAAGAAGATTCTCCTTTTAAAACTACTATTCCCCTAAAGTCTTTAGCTATTGCAATCCTTTTTGGAGCTATAGCTGGAGCTTTAACATCTTGTATTACCTCTATGTTATAAACTCTACCGTTTTGACCTGTGTATGAGGTAGGTTCTAAATTACCTTTCCTTGGTACATTTAGTCCTTCAAGTATCTTATCTCTATCGTCTTGTGAAAGATCTGGGTTCTCAGCACATCTCTGTAGAAGTCTGTCAATAGTATCTAGTCTTTGCTTTATTGGACTAAAAATAGTATTACTATCTTCTATTAATAGTTTGATTGCTTTTTGATCATCTTCTAACACTTCAACCATCTTTCTAGTCCACACTAGTAAACTTGATAGAGTTTGTATCTTTCCTGTTTTTACTGCTATTATTAACCCTCCAGCAGGACCTGGTGGTGTACCTATTGCTGATGGTACTGGTAGGTGAGATAGTATTTGTACTGCTGCTTTACCTCCTTTGATAGGTTTATCTAATTTTTTAGGTATCTGTGCAAACTTATCTATTCTGCTATCTACCTTTGTCATTACTTTTCTGATATTATTGACTGTTTTGCTCAACTGGTTAAGTACAGCAGGTGGAGGGCACTTATCTCTCAACGCATTAATTATTTCGTTAACCTTTCTAGTAGCATATACTATAGCATAAGATTCTAATCTTCCTAAGGCCATAGCTACTATACCTGATAAGTTACTTCTAAATTCTTTTAATAGTCCGTGTGGCATTATTCAGTAAATGTTTTTTTAGATTTTAACTCAGACTTACCACTAGGGTTAATTCTTCTTTTGAGCTGTCTTATCATTCCTCTAAGTTTAGGAGCTTCTTTCATTAGAGAGGTTACAGGCTTTCCTCCTGCTTGTGCTCTAGACATTGCTCTACTAACACCCTTTAAGGCGTTAAATAAGTCGTCTAATAAATATTCTAGGCTATCACCTAATATTACAGGTTGTGATGCATATAGTCTAGCTTTCTCTCCTAAAAATATTTTCTTAGCATCAAATGCAATATACTTATCTCCATCAAGACTAATGTCTTTAGCTGTTACTCCAAAGGATTCTTTTGCAGAAAATAGTATATCTTCATCTTTACTATTAAAATAAAGTCTACCGCTATTAAGTATTACCTGTTTACCTTTATATTTACTTGCGTCTATAGGTTCAATATCAGCTGCTTTATACTTATTCCTTGATTGTTCTAAAGGTACCGTATGGTCTGAGGTGATAAATATAGTTGAGTCGTCTTTATTAATATCTTCTACGGTAAAGTCGTTGCCGCCAGTTTCAAGCACTTGTCCGTTAGATATTATAATAAAAGGCTTTCCTTTGTTATCGTCTTTAGTATATATATTCTTAGGGTGCTTTTCTCCTCCGAACCTTATAGTTTGCCCTGATCTACCTTCTAGTATTACATCTCCATAAAAAGGCTGTAAAGGTGATACTCTTTGCTCGTCAACGCTATACCCTAATTCTAAATCGTCACCAGCAGGAAAAGCGTTATGGTTAGGGTTGTTCCAGATAGAAACTATCCTCGTATAGTAGGCTGATTTATCTCTATCAGTTAATATACTACTAGGTGCTGATGTGATTAATACTATTTCATCATTCAGAGGGTATCTCCTTACTGAGCTATCAAGGGGTTTTGCAAAAGGTAAGTCTCTCAAATCCTTTTTTTCGTAATCTACTCCTATAGGTATATAGAATATACATCCTATAGAGTCTTGTTTACCATAATCTGGATACATCTCATCTGATTCATCTAGAACTACGTGAGCAACTCTAGCTGCAAATGTACCCTGTAGAGATGTTTCTTCTGGTAATAAGTAATTTGGAGAAAACATATTTATTCTTCGTTACCTTCTTCTGTGGTTCCTACGTCTTTAACTTCTTCTTGTGCTTCTTGAGACTCTTCTAACAAATCCTGTAGTTCGGAGAAGTCGAATTCTCCTGTCTCTCCCTTAGAAGCTGCTATTTCTAACCTTTGTATTACAGTAGCTAATTTGATAAGGTGTTCATCATTTTTAACACCTATCTCCATGTACTCTTTAATCATTGGTACTAGTAAAGTAGCATCACCTATATTCTCAATTAAAGGTTTCAATTCAGCTATAAGTCCTTTTACTTGTGATTTAGTCTCTTTTGAATTATCGTATATTTCACCGAAGAGGTCAGATAAGGTTTTGCCCTTAAATATTTCTTTATCTAAACTCATAATGTTTTATATATAAATAGACTTATTGAGACTTATTAGTTAATAATCCTAAATCATAACTTTTTTGATACTTTTCTTTAAACTTACCTTTTAGTACGTTTATTACCTTAGTTAGGTTGGGTGTATCGCAATCTGTCATCTCTCTTATGTATATATAAAGAGCTTTTTTCTTAAAAATATCTAAATCGTGTCTAGTTTTAAAAATAGTTAAAACAGCATCTGCTATTTTCTTATCTTGATCTTTAACAAATAAGTCATCTATTATAAGATAGGTTTCATCGACCCATATATCTATAAAATCACTTAGAGATTTTGCATAACTGTGGTCTACAGCATACGCTTGTTTATAGGAATCCTCCATATCAGCGAATTGACCTATTTGTTTTAACTTTTTGTAGTTTTTGTTATTGTAATTTATTAACCATCTCTTAACTATAGTCCCGAAATAAGAGTAAGCTTTAGCTCCATTAGTTGGATCAAACTTCATTATCTTCTCTTCGTATAGTACTGAAACTATTTCATGTTTTAAGTCTTCTATTTTATCTACATCCGTATAATAGAACTTAAAAGTATGAATTATGTTTTCTGCTAGCTTATAAAATGGGTAATAAATGTGTTCTGTAAAGATCTTACTTCTGTAGTCCTGATCTTCTGATTCGTTAAACCTTACAATGTACTCTTCTGTTTCTTTTGTAAAGTAATTAGCTTTCGCTCTCTTCCTTGCCATAGTTATTTGGGAGCATGTACCTATTCAATTCGTCCTGTACTGCTTTCATTTGGTTAAAAAATTCACCAACTTCATCATCTGATTGAAAGACCCCCTTTTCGTCGAGATTCTGTAAGTGTTTGTTAGACTCCCCTATGATATTAGATATATTCTGAAGATATTGTGTTTGATCTACTGTAACATCTTCGTATTTTTCCACTTTTACCATGAGGTTTCTAATAATATACACTAAAGTTCCCGAAATGGCAACTAAAAAACCGATTATTATGTATAAAGTTATATTCATTATAGTTTATTTAGCATGTTTTTAAGTCCTTGCGAGGAATTCACCCGTTTACCTGTAGAGGACTTAGTTTTTTTTGTTTTCGGTGAGGTATCACCTCCGTCTGAAAGCCATTTATCGTATTCTACCTTAGAGGCTAAGAAATCAGCCGTATGAAGTACAAAGACTATGTTAGTTTTCATCCTGGATGATGGTACGTTACTAAAGAAGTAAGCTTCATTAGCTTTATCGAACACACCATCGTGTAGTCTGATACCTAAGAACTCGTTTTTAGATACTTTGATACCAAATTTTTGTAATATGAACAGCGATCTGTCTGGGATAAGCATAAACCCAAGGTCTGGATTATAAGTATACATTTCATGTAGCTTATCCTGTCTCCACTTATCGGTCTGAGGTATATAGTTTTCTTTATCTCCGTCACCTATCTTACCGAGGTCATGAAATAAAGCAGCAAATACCAATTCTTCTTCTGTAAAGTCTATAGTACCTCCCATTTCTTTAAATAGTCTCATCTGTTTAATACTAAACTCAACTACTCTATTAACATGGTCGATATAACCTCCGGCAAAAGCATTATGATGCCATGATTTACCACTAGCAGGTGCCATAATATAGGCTTCGCCTAAGTGTTCTATAAGTTTTTTACAAGATTCTTTACGATCACCTAAATAAGTATCTATAATTTTAAGATGTTTATCGTAATTCGAATGGATTTTCTCCGCTTTCAATGACATATTAGATTAATTATTTGTTAAATTATCGTAGTATTTCGATAGTATTGAATTTTTTTGATTATAAGTTAATAGTTTTAAATTTATTAGTATATAAAGTAGTTGTTTATAAGTATAAAATTTAATTGTATTGATTTTGTTTAAGTCTTTCATATTTATATTATCTTACTTTGTTTGTATTACGTTTGTAAAACTGCAACTATTGCTATTACTACAAACACTATCCAGCCGATTGTTGCTACATCTAGTAGTATTCTTGCTATTCTATGCATAGTTAATACCTTTAAACATCCACTCATAACAAGTCATTTGATTCTTGTGACTAAACACTATTTGTCCGCTGTGTTGACGCTCGACTA